GTGCTTGGAGCAGCACCCGGCAGAATCTGGCCAAGTCGTTGTTCAAGAGGCTTTTGTTCGATGGCCATTATTCAGCTCCAGAGGTAGGAGCGACACCGCCCCGATTTACTGTTGAGGATTTGCTGCTGGTTGTCTTTTTACGGAGCCTGTTAGATACAGCTCTTGTGAAGTCTTTCCCGACTTCTCCGCTTCGATCTGGTTGCGCAACATCTGCACCAGAGGGTCTTGCTCCCCCTTGCGCTGGATTAGCCTGTCCAGTTGTTCTTGTAAGGTACTCATCGTAATCACCTCTGAAATAGACCTTAGTATCGTAGAAAACCAATCGAGCATCCGACACGTTGCCTTCTTTAATTATATCGCCAACAATATCTTGGAACAGATCTTCTTTCTGCTGCATGATTTTGGCCTGATCTGCCGCGTTAAATGCATCATCAAACTCAGGAATGTACTGAAAACGTAGTCCATTAAGACCGGCGGTTTCTGCCCCACCAGCTCGAGCTTGCACATTGATGCGATCACTGAAGCGCATGTCTGTCACATAGGTAAACCCATCAACACCATACTGACGCAGCTTTGCTGTGACCGCAGCCATTTGATCTGGGCTCATCTTCTGCTTGAAATAAATTTCAACACCGGGTCTTGCGTTTGGACTTGCGCCGTCTGGGACTACTTTGGAAATGAAGACAGCGTCTTGGTCGTAGGCCTTTCCTTGCTCAACCATTCGACGCTCAAGTGGCGCTGGATCAAAGTCTTGTCGGGTCACAAACTCAGCATTTAATGCCCGCTCCGTCTGACCCATAAATGACCCATAAGTGTTGGACAAGTTGTAGGCTGGAACACTTGGGTTATTACGCACAACATCATCGAGCTCGGCAGCTAGCTCGGCTTGAGCATAGTTGCTCATTGGTTTGCCGGGGCGCTCACCAGAGATGCCCAACGTGTATCGCTCAACATCTGATTGCATGCCTGCCAGCTGCTGCTGCTTTGCTGCTTTGTTTGCATCAAATGCAACTTTTGCCTCTTGCACTCGAGTTGAATAATCGGCATCTGTTTCTGTCTTGCGTTGTGCTGGTGGCTTAAATCCGGCATTTATCTCACGGCGCAAATCTTTGATGGCCGCTTGATCTGCCGCGCCTGCCAATGACATTTCATAGTCAAGCGAGCCGCCTTCACCGGCCTTGGTTGTCCAGCCATTCTTTGTCCAGTTTTCTTTTTCGATAAACCATGCAACTGCTTGCAGGTCATCTGGTCCAAGGTCGCCAATTTGCGGGGCAACGCTCTTGAGCATTCCGCTTTTATTGATCTCATCAGCAGCTTCGCGAAATACATCTTGACCAAAGCCAAACTCGCTACCAACTTTGGGATCGTACAAAGATGAACCAACCAAGTGTTTGCCAGCCACGCCCTTTTCAGCAGGTGGTGGGATGCGCGGCAAATCAGCCAGCCTGCGCAGCATGCGTGCCGCCCACACATCAACGGTTGCTTCTTTTGTCAGGCCAATCAAATTGCCTGTGAAGTTTGGAGTTTTTGGAGAGTCGCCAGTTTTGATTGATCGGAACATGTCCATCAACGCGCCCATAGACGATGGGCTGTTTGCATTGAACAATTGACCGCTGGCTTTTGTAATTAGCGGGAACTCACCGCTCTTGTGCATCTCTGTCAAAGTTTTGCCATCAATAGGCTTGCCAGATGCAATTCGCTTTTCAAATGCAGCAAGCTCATTGTCATACTCGCCGCGGCTGAACCTGCGCAATATTTCAACGGCATTGTCAAAGTTTTGCTCAACACCAGTTTGTGCGGAAGTTGTGCCAAGCACATCAGCAAACACATCAGCAGTGCCGCCAAATTCTGCACGCAATCTATCGCGCATTGATCGATACCAGCTGGCTTGGCTCAAGATGTCAATTGCAGCCTGATCACCTGATGCCGCACGGCTTACTACAGCTTGCACCTCATCCACCAAGCCAGATGACAATGTCGCTTGCCATGCCTCTTTTGGCACACCTTCTGGCGGCGTGTGGAAGTCATAAGGAATTTTGGTTGTCTCTATTTCGGCCAGACTGTCACCAGCTTTGCCTGTCTTGAAGGTGATCTTGTTTGCCTCGATTGGTGTCCAGCCATCAGCCACAGGGTAATTAGAATGCAATCCTTCAACCGCCGCTGTTGCTGTTTTGCGCAAATTTGGATTGCGATTGGCAGCCGCGATAACCGCACTCTTTTCTTGGCGGGTAAGTTGTATTGGCCCTTGCGCTGTGCTTGGGCCGGGCTCCACAATACCAAGACCGCGCACAGGCGTGCCAAGTCTTTCAGCACCTTCAATGATCATCTCTGCGGCTTTTGGCACAAGTGGCTTGGCTGCCTTGATCGTGCTGGCAGCGCCCGGCACAAGGCCTAAAGCAGCGCCACCAGCTTGCATTGCAGCAGTGCCGTAATCACCCCGCTTGGCAGATTCGTAGGCTTCACCGGCCATGATTCCAGACTCTTCCAGCTGCATAGTTGTGCCAAGGAATGGAGCAAAGTCAGCTAGACCGACATCTAATGGTAGGTTGCTGCTGGGGCCACCGATCAATGTCTGAGCATTCTTGCGAGCCTTGTATCTATCCATGCCAAGTTTTTCAAAGCTCATCTGCAAATAGTCCGCAAGGTTTTGCTTGATAGTTGGCTCAAATGCTTTCATCTCTGCCGGTGGTACGGCATTGAGCTGGGCCTGCCGTGGGCTGAAGCCCTCGTAAGATCCTCGACCAGCGCCAGCCTCGGCCAGCATGATGTCGCCCTCTTGTCTGCCGGGCATGGTCTGCTCTGGCATTGCAGGCTCGACAGGCATATCAGGGAACTGGGCAGCGGTCAGGGCCGACAGGTATTTGTCTTCAATTGAACTGTAGGCCATCACTGTTCTCCATCTGCTTGTCGCAGCAGTTGTTTGATGCGGTTGACTTCGTTGAGCTTTTTCTTGTCAGTGCCCGCTTTGCGCTCCAGCGCTGGCAATGTGTTGCGATTGATTGGCCCGTTGACCCACTCCAACTTCTCAAACACTTCCAGCGACTTCCTTGCCGCCTTGGCTGTTTCTGTGTTGCGAGTCTTGGCGATGTTGTCTTCCAACTGAGTCAGGATCTGGCGCGGTGTCAACGTCTTGCCTTCGGCAGCCGCTGCGGCTTGGATCTGCAAAGCCTGTGATTGGAGCTGGGTGCGGCGCTTGAACTCCTCGCCCTTGGGGTCGATCACCACCACGCTGCCGGGGATCACAGGGATGCCAGACAATTGGGAGATGCCGCGATCAAGCTCTGAGCTGTCACGCCGGTCTTCGCTTTGCAGTAGCTTCAGAGCTGTCACAGCGTCCTTGCCAGTGATGCCTTTGCCGACCAGTCCCCAGATCTGGGATGGTTGGGTGATGGTGTTGTTGTAGATGCCAGCAAGCAAGTTGAAGTTGACGGCAGCGTTGCCTTCACCGCTTGGGGCCAGCAGGTCTTTGAGCGTGCCAATCGGCACAGACCCTTCCGGCAGGGCAGTGAGCTGGGAGAGAAGCTGCTTCTTCTTGGGGCTGCCATCAGGCAGCGGAAAGATCTGCTCAAGCAAGTTGATGGCTTGCGCCTCGCCAGCTCGCTTGGCCTCTGCAACCTTGGCATCCGCGATTGACTTACGGTTGTTGACGGCCACCATGTAGTTGGCGGTTACCTTGGCCACAGCATCAAAGTCGTTGACAATCATTTGTTGCAGCACAGGGCTCATGTCGCCAAGGTCGCCGCTTCTGAGCTTTTGCAGGGTGCGCTCTGGGTCAACCATGTTCTCGTCGGACATCAAAGCCTTGGTCACAGAGTTGATCTTGGCTGTGCGAAGCGCGGTCTCAAACTTGGTGCTGTATTCAATCTGTATGGCTTTGTCACCAAGCAATAATGACTGGTTATATATGTCTGATCTAAACACAGCAACAAGCTCATCAATGGATCGTTTCTGACCCTTTTCCATCCAAAAGCCCTGCGAAACCGTTTTCTCAAGAAGTGCAATATTGTTGTCAAAGTCAAGGTCAAACAAAGCAATATCTTTTGCTTTTTTGCGTTGCAACTCTTCTTTGTAAGCGGCATTCAGCACGGTGTTGCCATGCGTGGCCATGGTGGCTCGGAACTTGATCGAGGCCTCTGGGTCAATGTTGGCCAGCGACTTTGAGTAGCCATCCGTCATGGTCTTGATCTTGTCGCTCACTTGTGCAGATGTAACACTACCATCTTCAACGCCAGCCAGTAACTTGACCAGCTCATTGCGGCCTTCGATCTCAAAGTGACCAGACAGCTCAAGGCTGCGAGCCTTGGCCACAGCTTGGTCAAAAAAGTTCATCGAGCTTGTGCTGCTGATCGAAGATGTCTCACCGCGACCACCCATGCCCATAGTCATGCCACCTTTGGCAGACTCGATCTGCTCGGATGTCAGCGGGTTTTGTGCAGCAAACTGCAAGCCTTCTTGCTGGCGCATGACACCGGCAGTCTGGAATGCGCTGGCGCTCATGCGGTCAAGAACTTGAGCCAACACATTTGCCGTCTGCGCTTGTTCGCGAGGCCCTACATAGTCAACCTGTTGCTGCTGAACTTGGGCCATCGGCACACCGCCAACAGATCGCAATTGCATTTGTCCTGATTCGATTCTGGTGGCCATGCTTATTTGACTTTCAAATATTCAACGCCACCCTTGAGCAGCGTTGCAGTGGAAAGAATGCCGCCTCTTTTGCGGGCTGCTGCGCCAGCTTGTTCAAACTGACCGGCTTGCCGTTGTGCTGTAAACAAGTTCAAGTAGTTCTGATACTCATTGGATTGCAGCATGGCGCTGGCATCTTCAAAGCCAAGCACCCTTGCAGTCAGCGCATTGAGATCAGAGATGCCAACATCGCGCATGGTTGCGGCCACGTTCTCACGCTGCACAGCTTGGACAGATCCTTCACCCAGCACCACGCCGCTTGCCGCAGCTCTTGCACGCACAGCAGCATTTGTTGCTCGCATGTTCTTCAGCAGGGTGTTGCCAGCAATGGTGTAGTTCTGCGCCTCGATCTCGGCCTTCTTAATGGTGCGCCCAGCTTGAATCGTTGCATACTGCTCGGACATATCCGCACGCACTTCGGCCACAGCCAGCGTGTCACGCGCTTGCAGCAGGTAGCTTGTTTGCTGGTTGATCGCAGCAGCTCTTTGCGCCTCGGCTTCACCGTATGCGCCAATCAGGCCTGCTACTCCAGTCACATCGCCGGGGGTTACTGATGTTGCCATGTCATGTTCCTGAGAAAACAGCCACGCGGTAGTCCAAGCCAAGCAGGTTCATCTTGACCGGCAGATCTTGAGACACCACAATGGATTGCTCGCGGCTGTAACCAAGCACTCCATTTATGCGCTTGATGCCTGTGAATTCTGGGATCGGATCATCCAGCATGGGGTTGTCAAACAATCTGAAGGCCACCGGCTGGTCATTGATGATCAGGTTCTGAGTCTTATTGACCACAGCGCTGATCTCCACAATCCGCTTCTTGAACGACACCCGGCTGCCGGTTTGCAGCTTTACCTCGGCAGGCATGGTCTTCACATAGACAGAGATTGGCAGGCCAACCTCGTAGCTGGTTGTGCTTGCTCTGTCAAAGGTCACAGCGCCGCCACCGCTCACGGTCTCGTTACCTTGTGGTGAGCCATCGCAAATCACGTTCAGCGATTTGGCAATATGGGGCAGGCCGCTTGCGCTGGCTGCTGCACCGCCGACAAATGCGCAGTCGGTGAAATAGTTAAAGCCAAACAACTCAATGAAGTATCTATCAACGCTGTTGAATGTTCGCTTGGTCACGGCATAGATCTCATTGACATCAACACCGACATCAAGGAAGCTGCCATCGGTTGTGAACTCAGATGGGCTGGTGACCTGCTGGCTGCGCATGATGCTGAACACAGCCATGCTGCCATCGTCGGTGTTTGTCATCAACAGCAAATCAGCCTCTTCAGTGCTGGATGCCTTGCGCAGGGCAACACGCTGCGGCCCCTTGAGCAAGTGACCAGACAGCAGCGAGATACGCTGGGTGATGTAGGTGAGCTGGGTGTCATTGAAGACAAACTCGTTCAAAGACTTGCCTTGGCGCTGGATGTAGATCGAGCCAGACTCCACCGACTGCACCCGCGTGCCGGGCTTGATGCCATTGCGTGACACGTTCTTGAAGGTAAATGTCAGCGGGGTCACAGGGTCAGTGCCAGCCTGCGGAATAAAGAACTCGCCGCCAGTGGTGAACACTTGGAAGTCACGCGAACTGATAATGTCAGTGATCACGTTCAGATCGTTGGTGTCCAGTGTCGCCTCGACAGCATCGTCATCCAGCGACTCAGTTGGAACGAAGTCAAAGAACAATCCGATCTTGGAACCCCAGATGGTCGATGGGCGTGATTTGCTGCCGCCAAAGTACAAACGGCCCTCATGGAAGGTCACGGTGCGCGGCCAGCCTTTACCGGCAGACCACACATCAACGTAGCCGGTCTCAAGCTCCCAACCAGCAGATGCCACCACAGAGGTGTCAAAGAATGGGTACTCAGTGATGGCCTTGACCACAGTAGCGCTGACGTACTCAACAATGCGAGCCCGGCCTTGGGTGTTGACGTTGACGTACTGGTTGACATTGCCTGCCGAAAACACGCCAGCAGACGCGGTCAATGTGACGTTGCCAGACACAGCGCTTGGTGTCAGGGTTGCCGCTGGGTTGGTTGCCGCCAAAGTGAATGCATATTTTGGAATGCTGTCAAACGTGATTGATGTGGCCGTCCACGCTGTGTCGCTGGTTCGCGTAATGCGCACCGGCTGCAAGTCAGGGTGGACAACGATCAACGTGTCGGCAGACTGGGTCCAGCACATGTCATCAACAATGTCGCTGGTGATTGATGTGGTCAGGTAGTTGTTGCCAGTGCCATTGATGTTGGCCACCACAGCGCCGTTTTTGATCACAGTCATGCGGTTGTGCGTGAAGCACAACATGTAGCTGTCGGCCACCGAGAACTGGAACGACACCAACCGCACGCCAGCGCCAGCGCTAGAAGCTCCAGCAGAGGCGTTTGGCAGCTCGAATACATGCTTTGTGCCGGGTCTACGGCGAAGGCCACCCTGCGGCTGGATCAGCACGTTGGTGGCCTTGGCCAGCGCATTGTTGTAGGCGGTCAGGTCAACCCGCGCACGAAGCAAAGGGTCAAGCTCGCCTGTCGCAAAGTTGGTGGTGAACTCTACAAAGCGTGGCATCAGTTCCTCACTGCGATCAGGCTGTAGTCTTCAATAATGCGCACAGGGTTGTTCTGGCCATCGATCTGGGCGGCAGTGCGGAAGTACCCGCCACGGCCATTCTCAGAGACATCGCCAGTGGCCACGCGCTGCCACTTGGCAGACTTGTCCTGTTGCTCGGTAATAGTCTCGGCAATGTGCCAAGCGACCATGTACTTCATGAGCTGCACAAAGTATTGGGGCATCGCGTACTCAGGCACGCTGAACTGGTAGTCAATGAAGACGCTGGTCAGGTTGGTGAGCAGCTTGTCGCCTTGGATCTCCCAGTCTTTTTGGACCGGGCTGCCGGGGTTGGCGCTGTTGTACACAGCTCGCGGGTTGGATAGCTTGTCGCCGGGTAGCTGGTACTCGTAGCGCCAAACAGTTGTTGGGGTGGTGATGAGTTGTGCAAGCTGCACCTTCTTCATCGAAAAGCTCCATGGGTACATGGACAGGGTGGAATCACGAATGTCTGGGTAGAGTCGGTCGCACACGCTTGACTCGTCAGTGCCATCGTTAAAAGACGAAATTGCCTTCGCTCCAATCAGAAGCAAGGCATCAGAGCAGATTGATACACCAGTGTCACCAGCAGCCATTTGAACCTCTCAATGTGAGAAAGGCCAGCCCCCGAATACTCAGTGGCTGGCCCAACTGTTCCGACTCAGAATTAATCTGTATCGGTTGCGGTAACTGTCACGCCGTCAGTGATGTCAACCACGCCAGAGGCGTTGCTGACCACATAAGCGGTAGACATTACAGGTGTGCCACCAGTTGCCGAGTAGCAGAAAATGATGTCGCCAACCTTGAGGATGGATGCAACCGAATTGAAATAACCAGAAACGCGAATCACAGTTTGTGCATCAGCGCTTGCGTAGGTATAAATCGAGGGTGCATTGCCAGCCTTTGATTGACCGCCAACAGTGTTAAAGCCAGTGCTTGAAAATGCCATGTTGTTCTCCTAGATTAAGTTTCACGGCAGGTGATCTTGACGATACCTTCATCGTCAATGGCGATAGCGCCAGCACTGAAGACCTCATTCACCAACCAAGAAGTCTTCTCGGCGATGTAGTTGATCTC